GTCCTCACAAACTGACATTTAATGACCCCACTCCCTGCGAAGTATCTTGCTGTCAGCGGTGCTTACACATGACATTTGCTTGACCCACTGAATGAGGGACCTGCGAACCGAACCATTTTAACCGCTTACCCATAGTTGGCGGTCCTCGCCCGAAGGGAGGATAGTGGTATTGTAAATTCCTTAATCGGATGTCAGGTATCATCAGGATCAACAAGATCTTCGCCCCGCGACGCTCGAAAGCGAGTGGGCCATGACACTCCGAAGTGCTCAAGTCGGGCAAGCAAGCCGACGAAAAGCCTCCAGGGCACAAAGTCTCCCCAAGTACCTCTCTGACTCATACTCGATCGGGACCAAGTACGAATCGGAGCGTCCATTACCCGGAACGACGGGCGAGCGAAGCTGACCAACAAAAGTCAACGCGCTCCATAAAGGCACCTTACGGTACCTATAACTCCGACGTACCTCACCTATACTAGGTGAGAACACGTCTCTCTTCCTTCCTCCATCCCTTCCCCAGCGCCAAAAGAAAGCCTGAAGGGCCTCCTTTTCGTCTGGATCAGGTACTCCCCTAACCCACTCCAACTGAGGGTTGCAAACTAGCTGGTCTAGTTTAGGAAGCTCACTGAAAACTCGGGTTTTCCTCATAGTCGTCTCACGTCGCCAAGCGACGCGAGACCTACGGGTCAAACCAAGTTGGGAGGGAAGGAAGCCCCACTTACGACCTATGCGAGAACGAACAAAAGCGTCCGTCCATACCACCGAATCACGGCACGCTGCTGCGGCATGCAGCATACCGTCATAGGTCGTAGTAAACCCACCTCTCCTAAGATGTCTGACTTCTCGCCAAACACCCCCACTTCTCAGAAACGCAGTGGAGTTGACCTCTACTACGTTCTCAGACCGAATTGTTTTCTGGTCATTCAAGCAATACCCTTGTGGGTACTGGTGGGCCTGAACCGGAAGGTCGGAGGAAATGACGCAGTCATCTCCATTAACCAGAATTCGGTGATCCCCACAGCCTCTTACTGCCCAACGGGCAGCCAGATAACTGTGGAGACAGAGAAGTGGGAAAGACAAGTAAGAACCCATCATCTGTCCGTGTTGGACAATCTTCCCATCCACCACAGGGTGGAGGGATTCGTAAGCCAGCTTACGAACGGACCTCGGAATTCTGGTGGTACCAAAAAACAGAGAATCTAAGATTACCTCTGTCACCCGAAGGGACAGCCCGTCAGTGGCATTCACCAAATCCACAGAGGTTTGGTGACGCCCAACACAAACAGATGCCATCTTCTCAGCTGTCGGAGGACCGACAAGAAGCCAATCTGTCTCGTGCCCCAAATGCCTGTACAGCATTTTGTGGAGCGGAGCCAGGACGTCATTATACTCATCAAAAATGAGTAAAGGACGCACTTTCCCTGCGGAAAGTACTTCTTTGTACCTACCTTGAGGATACGGCAAAGCCGTTTCTTCAAGGCAGGCACTGCTGAACTCTTCTCTCCTGCCAGACCAAATCTGGTCAGCGCGTCGACGGTCATACCGCGACGTGCTGTTGGGTAGATGATTCCTAACGAAAGAATCATACCGCCTATCCCAACAAGGAGGGAAGAGCCGAGTAACTTCCTTTTTTACAAAAGAAAGATACTCAGTCGATGGAGGGGGGGGGGAAGAGAAGGCGTTCGATTCCCACTTCGAACGCCCGGAGGGCACGTGGAGCCGGCAACCCGATGGTAGGTTGCGCTTAATGGAGTTTACGCTGTGCGCAAACTCCCAGCGATGCTTTCGGCTCAGTCTTTTTAGGCGGACTAAGCCCTCCGAGTCACGTTCTCCGTGGCATCTCGGAAAAATCACAGAGGCACGTACCTTGCCCTGCAACAATAGGTACTGGAGATAACTCCCCAAACGGTCTACTTCAAAATCCGGTAACTCGACGTATGGAATACCATACCGAACCCGAATGATCTGCAGACCATTATGGATAGTCATCTTTTCGTCCCTCTTGCCCTTCAGGCAAGAGGAACAAAGTGAGGCTTGTGTAACCACTGGTGGTTTTACACGCAAGCTTGCGGTGCGCGTTGAGCGTGCGCCAGACATCAAAAGCCAGATAAGGTCGTTTTGATGGGTTCCTTTAACGGAAAC